GGGACGCTTTTTACAAGTTTCTATGAGTAGCCTTCAAAATTTAAGTTAACAAAATGAAAATCGAATCAATCGCAGTAGAGAAGCTCATCCCGTACGCCCGGAACGCCCGGAAGCATTCAGACGAGCAGGTTGCGCAGATTGCGGCGTCGATCCGGGAGTTTGGATTTAACAACCCGGTATTAATCGACAAGGAAAACGGGATCGTTGCGGGGCACGGGCGGGTTCTCGCGGCCCGGAAGCTGGAACTCGAAAAGGTCCCGTGCGTTCGACTCGATCATCTGTCCGACTCTCAACGCCGGGCTTATATCATTGCTGACAACCGGCTAACTGAAACCGGCGGCGGATGGGATGACGAAATGTTGGCTGTTGAATTAAGCGAACTGCGGGAAATCAATTTTGATTTGGACCTGACAGGATTTGACGCTTCAGCGATTGAGCGGTTCTTGAATCCTCCGGAGCCGGAAGAAAAGACAGCACCAGAAGACTTCCCGGAGGTCGATGAATCAATCGAAACAGAACACGAATGCCCAAAGTGCGGCTATGAGTGGAGCGGAAAATCGAAATGAAGATTTGGGTTCAAAAATCATTAGGGCTCCAGGCCCCCAATCTCCGCTTTTTCCCGGGATACGCGCACGGCTTCACTGACGAGACAAACAGCCCGTGTCCGACCATCGACACAAAACCACGAAACATTGTGATCGAACATTCCGCTTCCCCCAATCCCATGAAATCTGAAAAGCCGCCCTACATCGTCCCGTCTATGGAGGAGGTTCGGAACCTCCCGTGGAACGGCTTCACAGTTGCCTCGACATTCTCCGGGTGCGGCGGATCTTCGATCGGCTACCGCATGGCGGGGTTCAAAGTCCTTTGGGCATCCGAGTTCATTGACGCGGCGCGGGAAGCGTACAAAGCAAACTGCGCGCCTTATACCGTAGTCGATGGTCGGGACATACGCGAAGTGCAGGCAAAGGATATACTCGACGCCTCCGGGATCGGGGTTGGAGAACTTGATCTGTTTGACGGTTCTCCACCGTGCGCTTCGTTTTCTACCGCGGGAAGCCGGGAAAAGGGATGGGGGAAGGTGAAGAAATACAGCGACAAAGCGCAGCGGACTGACGATCTGTTCTTTGAATACGCCCGGCTGATTCGAGGCATTCAGCCCAAGACCTTTGTTGCGGAAAATGTAAGTGGGTTGGTGAAAGGAACGGCAAAAGGATATTTTCTGGAAATCCTGCGGGAATTAAAATCCTGCGGCTATCGGGTTTCTTGCAAGGTCCTCGACGCTCAATGGTTGGGCGTACCTCAGGCGCGCCAGAGGACAATCTTTGTCGGTGTTCGCGAAGACCTCGGGCTTGACCCCGTACATCCGAAGCCGCTTCCATTTCGGTACAGCGTGAAAGAAGCGTTGCCGTGGATTGAATCTTTGGTTCACGATACTTCAGAAAAATATGGAGCCGGAGATGTAACAAACAGACCTAGCCCAGCAATTACGGTAGGAGTGAACTCCGTCAACAGTTTGCATTTTAAGGTTCAAGGTTTAACAATTGACGATGAAACGGACATTAGCCGATACGCAATCGGCGCGGAGTGGGAGAAAATGGGAAAGTCCGGAACGCAATCGGAAAAATATTTTCAACTTGTGCGACCTGCTCTTAATTTACCTTGTCCAACGATTACTGCAACCGGATCTGTACTCGGGGCCGCTTCTGTTGTGCATCCTACAGAAAAACGAAAATTCACAATTAAGGAGCTCAAACGCATCTGCGGATTTCCTGACGATTTTATTTTGACCGGAACCTATGCGCAGCAATGGGAGCGTTGCGGGCGAGCTGTTCCGCCGGTAATGATGAGCCATATCGCCGCGGCGGTCCGGGATGGTATTTTGAAAAATCAAAAAAATTCATGAATATCCCAAGAGATTGGACATTCAAAGACGCCGGTATCGCTGAAGGGTTTGACCGCCACGTGCGCGAACAACTCCCGTGGTACGACCTCACGACCGGAGTGATTGCTCACATTGCGCGCCACTACGTTTCGGAGAACGGGTTGGTGTACGATATAGGCGCGTCGACAGGGAACGTCGCAAATGCAATCTCTGAAACCCTGAGCAGCAGGAACGCAAAATTAATTGCGATTGAAAACTCAGAACAGATGGCAAAGCTGTACTCCGGACCCGGAGAAGTCGTTGTTGCAGACGCTACGGAATTTCAATTTAAGAAGTGCGATTTTGTTGTCTGTTTTCTGGTGTTGATGTTCATCAAGCCCTGCTTGAGGGCGGAGTTGATTTCTAGGATCCTTGAAAGCCTCAACGCCGGCGGCGCTCTTGTGGTTCTTGATAAATGCGTCCCGGTTACAGGTTACCCTTCCGTGGTTTTGCAGCGCCTTGCTTTGGCCGGGAAAGTCGCCGCAAAAGTAAAGGCAGATGAAATTGTGAAAAAGGAACTCTCGCTTGGCGGCGTTCAACGCCCTTTGAATCCAAAGGAATTGCCTGAAACGGCCGTCGAGTTTTTCCGGTTTGGAGATTTTGCCGGATGGTTGATTGAGAAGCTATGAACCTGACCGAACAAGCTATGAAAGCGCAGGTCGCGAATATCATCGCGGCGTTGAAATCCGGGAAACGAATATCTCGCGCGGAACAGGCAATGATCGCCGCGTACGATTCCGGCCGGGCTCCAAATTTTACACTTGAGCAGGTTTCTAAGCACTACGGAATAAGCCGGCCGGCCGCGTTGAAATGGAAGCGGGCGATGGAAAAAGAGGGGTTGGATTTCAATTCCTTCGACACGATTGACGAATTTCGCGCCCGGAAAATTTCCGAAAAAAATAATCCGGAAGACCATTCCGACGCAAAGCTGCGGAAAACGCTTTTGGAGGTCGAACGCTTAGAGCTTCAAGTGGCGCAAATCCGGGGCGATTACGTCAGTAAAGCCGAAGTGGTAGAACAGGGAATTGCTATCGGCGCCGCACTATCCGCGGAACTGGGATCTATGATGACTGACATGCCGGGCGTTCTTGCCGGGCTGGATGAAATCGGCGTCCGAGGACGTTTGCAAACCCGCCTCGATTTAATGCTGGAAAGGACAAATGATCGACTCCGGGAAACCATTAATTGACGGGTGGCTGGAAGGCGCCAAGCCCGGCTACCGCGGAGATCCTTTGCGGTGGCTCGAACGTTGGGTCCGGCTTCCGCATTCCGCGCGCTCGACGCAATTTGATTCCGAGTTGGCGCCGTGGCTGAATGACGTCATCCGCGCCGTTTGCGACGACCACGTCAAATCAATTATGGTCCGGCTTCCGACCGGAGCGGGAAAAACGACGTTTCTGGAATTGATCACCTGCTGGATCGTCGCTCAACAACCCGGCCCAATGCTTCTTGTCGAGCAAACCGACGACACCTCAAAAGATTGGGCCGAGTCGCGGTTGATGCCCGTCTTTGAAGCCTGTGATCCGGTTGCCCGCCTATTCCCGGAAGACCGTCACCAGAAACGAAAGTCGTCGATCATCTGGCCGCATATGGCAATGTTTATGAGCGGCGCAAACATGAGCGGGCTTCAGGGGAAGTCGATGCGCTATGTTTACTGCGACGAGGTTTGGCAGTTTAAACAAGGAATCCTCGGCGAAGCGGTAAAGCGTCTGCATGACCGCTGGAACCGGAAATTTATCTGCTGTTCTCAGGGGTGGGATTCATCACATGACGCGGAAGAAATTTGGAAAATTGGCCGGACTTTCGAGTGGGGGTTCACTTGCGCGGGTTGCGACAATTGGTCCAAATGGGCTTGGCTCGATATCAAATACGCCGAACTCGCCGAGGGCGAAACCGAATGGAATTGGCAAGCGTTGCGGGAAAGCGTTTATCACGAATGCCGCGGGTGCGGTCATCAAACTCCGAACACGACCGCGGGCCGGCGGGCTATGGCCGCGGCGTCCTCTTACGAAGGGCAGAAGACGGGGAACTGGGTCGACGGGCACGTCAATTTTACGCTACCAGCGTGGGCGGTTTGGTGGATCGACTGGGCCGACCTAGTCGTTGAGTGGGTCAAAGCAAACACGGCAAAACGACTCGGGAACGTCGATCCGTTGAAACAATTCATCCAAAAGCGCGGCGCTCAGATTTGGTCGGCGGAGGACGACCGGCCGAACGTCAACCTTTTGGCCGCAAACTATTCTTGGGTGGATTACGCGAACGGGCAAAAGATTGACGGGGAAGCGACCCGGTTTATCACGGTCGACGTTCAGAAAGATCACTTTTGGGTGCTCTGCCGGGCGTGGACGTCGGTCGGAACTTCCAAGCTGATCCTTTATCAAAAGGTTTTGGGCGTAGACGAAATCGTGGACATCCAGCAACGCCTTGGCGTTCGCGACAACCTAGTTTTCATGGATTCCGGTTACGAATCCGGGACCGTGTACGACTATTGTTCCCGGTTCAGCAAATACAACGACGCCGGCTGGCTTTGGAATTCCGGGTGGACGGCGTTGAAGGGTTCAAAGCAGGAACGGTTCGCGCACTTCCCGGCGCAGGGAAAAAGAGTCGATCGCTTCTTTTCTCCGCCGGCAAAAGTTTTAGGGGCAAGCGGAAAACATTGCCGACTCATTAGTTGGTCAAACTTGATCGCCAAGGACAAGTTAACACATCTGCGCGCCGCCGGCCCGGACGTTTGGGCGTTCCCTTCGGATATCGGAGCGGCGTACATGAAGCAGCTTGTCGCGGAGGCAAAGCGGGACGTTATCGACAAAACGACCAAGGCGGTCACCCAGCGTTATGTCCCGATTTATTCCGAAAACCACGCTTGGGATTGCGAGGCGATGCAAGTCGTTGCCGCTTCCGTGACTAATATTTTGAGGGGCGCCAACTCGGAATAGCTTCACAAGGCGCGCATTTGTATGGTCCCCGGTTTTAGACTTATCATTGAGGCGATGATCCTTCGGGACATTGCAGAATTGCGCGCGATCCGGGACGGGGCGTTCACCGTGACGGCTAACACGACCGGGCAGGGTTCGTTGATTGCGTCGACGGTCAACGGGTCGTCGTTCCAATTCGCGGTTCCGGGATCGTCAACGCTTTCGCCGATGCAGGTTCTCAGCGCCGTTCAGTTGGCGATCGACCACAAGGTCGCCGGGTTTTGTCGCCCGGCCACGAAAACGACCGTCCGATTCATCTAGCTATGCTGTCCAAACTCATCAACGGAGTCGCGCGGATTTTGAAGCCGCGGAGCGAATACAACCGGCCGCAGGATCAAAGGCTAATTGAAGCCGGGTGGTGGGCGCAGAAACCTTATTGGACGACGCACGCCCGGCCGATGTCTCAGGAAGTCAGCTTGACCGAGCACCGGACCCTGACATCAGCCGCAAATCGTATTTATTGGAACTATGGCCCTGTGCAAGCCGGGATCGACGCAAAATCCGTTTACGCGGTCGGCCGCGCCTTCCGTCCTAAATTCGGCGGGCAGGATCGGGAATGGGGGAAACTCGCCGAAGCGTGGGTCGAAGATTGGTGCAACATCGCTTTCGTCGACGGGGTCGATTGGACCACCGGACTTTGGAGACTCTCCGTTGCAATCGACCGAGACGGCGACCACGGGCTTCTGTTGACGGAATCGAAAAGCGGATGGCCCCAGATTCAGAGCATCCCTTGGCACGCGATAGGATATCGGAAATCGTCTCAAACGATTGAGGAAGGTCCCTTCCGTGGGCTTCGTCAGCATTTGGGCGTGGCTATCAACGCGACCGGGCGCCCCGTCGGATTTTGCGTTTTAGGCGCGACCGAGGAACAGGACAAGTGGGTCCCGGCTCAGTCTTTGATTTTGGTCCGAGATCACCCAAACGTGGATTTTTATCGCGGGCTTTCGTCGTTGACGTCCGGGATCATGGACCTTCGGGCCGCTTTCGAAATCGGGCGCAATATTAAGCAGGCCGCTCAACTTGCGTCCACGCTCGGGCTGATCGTCGAAAACGAAATGGGTATGGCCGACCCGCTGGAATCCTCTTTCGCAAACCCTGACGTTCCGCCTCCCGGGCAGAGCGGGCTGCGCGTCGAGGAAGCGATGAGCGGCACGATTCAATACTTCCGGGCCGGCGCTCAAGAAAAAATCTCTCAACTCAAAAACGAAATCCCGTCCGAAGCCACGGACCGACTTGTCGAGCGCCTCATCCGGCAGTCTTTGCTAGGCGCCGGGCTTCCAGTGGAATGGTTCTGGAAAAATGAAAACGGTGGGGCCGACGTCCGGGCGACTACGGAAAAGGTCAACCGAATCGTCCGGGACCGTCAGGACGTTTTGCGGATGCACGCGAAACGAGTCATCGGCTACGTCGTTTCAAAAGCAATAAAACTCGGGCAGCTTCCCGAGTACAAAGGCCCGGACGTCGGAGGATTCTTGCGCTGGGGGTTTACCACGCCCCCGGTCCTAACGGTCGACGCCGGGCGCGTTTCTTCCGCGCAGCTAGAAGCCTACAAAGCCGGGATGATCAATATGACCGAGATTGCCGGCGAAGGCGGAAAAACGCTGGATGAGCACCTAGACGAACGCGAGGCCGAAATGCTGAACATTCGGAGGCGATGCGAAAAAAGCGGGCTTCCGTTTTCGGATTTCGTCCTTCAAACGCCAAACGGAAACCCGACTCAATAATGAAACGCCAACGATTTTCACACGTCATCGAAAAGGTTTACCACCGGCCGTGGTTCATAACGCCGGGCGGATACAAAGCGGTCAGGCAAGTCGTCGACGGCCGGATCGCGCGCTCAGAAATGCCGGACCTTTCGGAAATGAGTTGCGAACGCGAGGAAATGGAAGTCGACGAAAACGGGATCGCGCACATCAGCGTCGAAGGGACGATGGCGCGCGGAATCTCGGCGCTTGAAGCTATCTGTGGGGGCTACGATTACGAGTGGCTGGAAGAGGACTTAGAAGAAGTGAAGAAAATCGGCGTCAATGGCGTTTTCATTGAATTTGATACGCCCGGCGGCGCCGTAGAAGGTTGCTGCGAGTGCGCGGATATGCTTCAGGAAATAGCAAAAAAAACGCCGATCGTCGCGTGGTCCGACGGGACGTGCGCGTCGGCCGGCTACAACCTCGCGGTGAGTTGCACCAAGTTGTACGGGTCTCAATCGTCGACGTGGGGATCGATCGGAACGATCATCCCTTGGTGCGATCAATCCGCCGCTTGGGACGAGGAAGGCATAAACTGGGAACCCATCACAAACGTGGAAGGCGTCCTCAAAGGCGCCGGAATGGGGCCGTCGCTAACCGAGGCACAACGCGCTTCCCTTCAGGAATATGTGCAGGACGCTTTCGATCAATTCAAGGGCAACGTTCTGCGAAACCGGAAAGTCTCCGCGGACGCTATGCGAGGCCAAGCGTTTTTCGCCCCTCGCGCGCTTGCAAATAATATAATCGACGCCATCGTCACCGAGCGCGCCGCTTACGACAAACTGCTTGCGATGACTAAATAATCGTGCGATAAACACCGCGCTGTTAGTTGTTGTGGCGCCCGCTCCGGTTTATGCTTTCCCGGAGCGGGCGTTTTTTTGCTTCACGCCGCGCACATGGGTATGGATACACCCGCAACCTTGGCCGACGCGCTGACGGCGCTCGCCGCCGCTAACGTCCGCGCCACCGAATTGTCTGCCGAGGTTGGCGCTCTCAACGACCTACTCGCCGAAGCGTCGAACGCCGTTTCCGAACGGAACGAACTTCGCGAACAGCTCAAAACTCTTAACGCCAAACAGGCGGACCTTTCGCAGCAGCTTGCCGCTTACGCGAACTCCGCGAAAAGCGTCGACGAGCAGGCCGCTTTGCTGGTCGCTTCCGCCGGGCATCCTCCGCTGGAAATTACCCCGAATCCAGACGTCGCGCCGAAGGCAAAGACGCTGGCCGAAAAACTTCAAAATGTCTCAGACCCCTTGGAACGCAGCGTCATCCGCGCCGCACACACCGCTTCTCTCAACCCGTAAAAATAGAAAAACTGTCGTATGTCCAACGTACTCGGAACTTTATCCTCTTCGCTGATCCTTCAGGAAGCCCTGTCCCTAATGTGGACCAAGCGCCCGATTTTGGGTGCAATCTCGAAAGACTTGTCGCCTATGGGCGCCAAGCAGAACCAGACGGTGCTGACCCGTTTGAAGACCATCCCGGCCGTCGTTAACGATCTGGCAACCCTGCCCGATTTCACCACGACCGACGTCTCCGTGACGTTGAACCAAGTCAAGCGCGTCGGCGCGACGTTTACGTCCTCGGAACTCAACTCGACTTCCCGTAATCTGATTCAGGAACTCGCCGAACCCATCGCCATTGCGATGGCAAATTCGATCGTGGATTCGATCGCCGCCCTTTGGACCGCGTCAAACTTCACGAACGCGACCACCGACGCGACTCCCGGATTCGATACTTTGCTCACGATGCGCAAAGGGTTCATCGACCGCGGCGTTTGGGGGAACCGCTACCTCATCGTGAACCCGGCTTCGTACCTTTCGCTTCTGAGCGATCCTTTGATCACTCGCCCGAATCGCTACATGATGCAGGGACAGGACATTATCCAGACCGGAGAAATGGCCGGAGTTGCGGGCTTCGAAAACACCTTCGAATATCCCCAGCTTCCGACGACTTCGAACATGATCGGGTTTGCTTGTACGCCAGAGGCGGTCGTCCTCGCTTCCCGTCCTCCGCAGGACCCGCGTGAAGCGTTTGGCGGTTCCGTACCGTTCCCCGGAAACTTCGAAATCATCACCGATCCGAAAACCGGATTCAGTGCCGCCGCGGTCGAATACATCGACCCGCTGACGCTCGCCGTGACCGTGTACCTGAAATGGATTTACGGCGTGGCGGTCGGCAACGCCTCGGCCGGCCAGCGTTTGGTGAGCGCCTAATATGGAACGCCTCCACCTGCTTCTGATTAAAGACGCTTCCGGCAAGATTCGCACCGAATACCTCGGTGCGGATCGCGGGAAGGTGAACGGGCTTTACGAAACCGCGGGAAAGCCGGGAGAAACGGTCGAACTTTATTCGTTCATCGAAATCACCCGGCGCCGGCAGGTTGCGGCGGCCCAGAAGCCGGCTTCAAAATCCGACGACCCTAAATGAGCGAGACAGCTTGGTTTACAACCGCCGCAACGGCCATAAACCAAGCCCTCGCTTTCATGGGGGAGGAATTCACCTACCGAGGGCAGGTTTTCAAAGGGGTGGTCAACGAATCGAACACCTCTGAAATCCTCGCCCTCGGTGGCTTTGAACAGCACGCCTCAATCGACGTCGTCGTTTCCAAGACCGGGTTCCCCGATCCGGTCAAAGGCGAATTCGTTACAATCAAAGGCGTGCGTCGCCGGATTTTCAAAACGACGGACCACCCGGTGAGTTGGACGCTTTCGTTGGAGCATATCGAGCGATGAGTTTGGACCTAGCTATCTGCAACGCGATTCGGGAAAAGCTGCAAGACGCTTTCCCGGACGTTTTTGTCGGGCTGCCCCACGACAACGAGCGCGTGACGTTCCCGGCAATCATTTTGGATTTGCAAGGGAACTCCCTTTTGAGCAGTCCGCTTTGGACCGGGCAGTTGGCAATTTCTGTATCGCAACAAGCGGACGACTCAACCGCTCAACAGCACATCGATTTTGTCGCGGGCGTTGCTTCCGAAATGGATGGTATCACGCTCGATTCGGACGTCGTTCAGATTTACGGGATCGTGTCAAAATCGTCGGACGGTCAAAACACAGACCGGCATTGGACTACCACTTTAAACTACACAATCGGCTACGGCCCAACCACTTAACGTTATGCCCGCAACTTTCGGAGTCACCTCAAATTTTGGAGCAACCGCGCCGGCCGGCTACGTTCAAAGCGCCGAGCAGTCAATCGACGTGGAAATCGCGACGATCAAAAACGCCACCGGACAAGTCGCCGAAGCGCAGGCAAAGCCGCGTTCGACCACGACCGTGACAATCAAGACGAAGGGGACCGCGGCGCTTTCTAGCGTTACGTCCGGGGACATGACCGGGTTGACGATTACGTCCGCAAAATTTTCTGAATCCAACGACGACTTCGGCACTAGCGAAATCGTGGCAACCCAATACGCCTAAAAATGAGCACTTTCGGGATTACCAGCATCACCGGGTCCGGGATTTACGAATCCGTGGACGTCGAACACAAAGCCGACTTGAAGCAGTTGATCGGGACCGACGGAACGCATTCCGCGGCCCGGAAAGTCGACGATTCGTTTTCGTTTTCCGTCAAAGGCAAAGGAACCTGTCCCGTTTCGGTCGGGCTGGCGACTTCCGGAATTCCGTCCGGAGTCAGCGGGAAAATTTTCATCACCAACGTCACGACCTCCCAATCGAATGAGGATTGGGCCGGGTTCAGTTATAGCGGCGTTGGGTACTCTCACGCGACCTAGTTAAACCAACAAACAAAGATGCCATGAAAATAGGACAGAAGGTGGATTTCGTACGGGACGACCTCCCGCCGCTCAAAAGCCCAAACACGGACCTTATAAGCGCGTGGTTGACGTGCGGGGGCGAGTTGCTGGATGGGGACCCGTACGCGTGTACGGTGGAGGAAACCGCGGCCGGCCCAAAAATGACGACGACGTGGTGCGTCAACGGCGACAAGTCCGTTTCGTTTGGCGCCGAGGTCGTCAGTTTTGACGAGTTTCGGAAACGGTGGTTGCAACCGAGTTGGTGCGACGAAAACCCGGATCACCCGATTTCGTACCTGCGACTTCAGCGCGACAACAGCCACAAGCTGAAGGGCTGGATCAAAGCGCAAAAGCCGGCCGTTTTAATTCGCCGCGGGAACCGCGTTGCGGTCATTCACCCGGACCTTCCAGAAGCCCGGAAATCCCAAATCCTCGCCGAACTATGAACGATTTCATCGACGGACCTAAAAAGGTTGGTGGGTTACATTTTCGCCCGTTCACGGTCGGATCAAAAAACGCCTGCAAGCAGATGGGACTTTCGTTTTTCCTAACCGGAGAACAACTTTCCGAAGAGGAAATGGAACGGCAAATGATCGCATTCAGTTGGCTGCATTCCGCCGAACCTTTGGAAGAAGTTTTGGCCGCTATCCGAAACGGAACGGCGGATATTGAAGCTCAAAAGTTTGGATTTCAAATGCCGATCGGAGCCAGCCCTGAACTCGTCAAAGAAATCAATCGGATTTCCAAAGCGGCCGCGGAAAATTCCGTTGAAGTGATGCAAAAACCGGGAACAAAAGACGACTCGCCGGGAAACTAATCAGGCCGGGGGACACGGAAAGTTTCGTGTATGCCTTGGCCCATCACTATCATTTTACCGAACACCAAATCCTGTGGGAAATTCCCTATCAACGCGCGCTTCGGTATATCCACGCCGCCCTTTTTGCGAACGGGGCGTGGACCGTCAAGCCGCAGACGGCGCCTCAAAAAGTTTACCTCAATTTGCAAAAAATTGCCGGGGAGGTTTACGCCGATGAGTGGGGTGAGGATGAGACTTGAGGGGGTGCAGCGTTTTGAAAGGGCGCTGTATTCGCTCGCTGAAGTTGGCCGAAAAAGCGTAGCGGATGAAGCAAGGACGAATATCAAGGGCATGATAAACGTCGCTTATTCCATCACGCCTCCACTGGGGTCGAAAGGCGGTTCAGCAGATTCTTCCGGAAGACCGCGCTGGTCGGCCGGCCGGGAAGCGGGGAGAAACGCAATTCGAAAAGACTTGTCGAACGCGTTTGTGATCACCAAAGGCAAACGCTCAAAGGAAAATTTGATCGCGTGGTATTTATCCGTGCGCGATCCGAGGACAAAGCGCATCAAGGGAACTCAACTTCGGAGCGCCGAAGGGAAATTTGCGGGCGCTCAATACATCAAAAAAAATGCTACAAAAGGCGACGTCGACGCGGTTCGAAAATTCCTTTTTGCAAGGCAGGGAACCGTCGCCAGCGGATGGTCAAAAGCGGCCAGATTTTTAGGGATTAACCCCCCGGGATGGGTTGCTGCGTGGTCGAATAAGAATTCGCAATTTTTCTTTCGAAACGACCTTTTTAGCCTGCAAGTCTCCGCGACTAATATTACCTCCCACCAAGACGCGGACAAAATTCAGGGCAAACTAGACAGGGCTTTTGAAATTCAAACCGGAAAAATGGAACGAAGACTTGCCGCAATTTTGGCAAAAAAAGCGAAGGAGATTTAATGAGCCGCATCAACCTATTTCTTGACGTAAACTCCAAGGGATTCCAAGACGGAATAAAGTCCGCCACAGACGCTCTGAAAGGGCTGGCAGCGGCTGTTAGCGTAGGGGCCGCAGTAAGGCAGCTTTACTCCGCAATGGAAGCCGGCGGAGCGCTTGTCGATTTGTCGTCGCAGACAGGAGTGGCAATCGACAAATTAATGATTTTGCAGGCTGCATTTAAGCAAGCCGGAATGGGAGCGGACGACGTTCAACCGGCAATCGCAAAGCTGCAAAAAACGATCGCAAACGCCAGCGTTGGAAATGCCGACGCGGTCAATAAATTTCGGATGCTCGGAATGAGCGTCAGTGAAATCCAAAACCTGACTCCCGACAAGCAATTTCAAAAAATCGGGGAATCGATTTCTAGCATTCAAGACCCGTCGCAACGCGCCGCGGTCGCAATGGAATTTTTCGGGAAAAGCGGATCAAAACTTTTGTCCGTTTTCAGCGCCGGTGGGATGGAAGACGTTGAAAAAAATATTGGCAACCAAGCCAAACTGATGATGGAAAACGCCGGTTATTTTGACCGCATAACCGACGTTCTTGGAACGGCAGGATCAAAGCTGCAAGGGTTATTTGTCGGAATGGCGAGCCGGATCGTTCCACCGATTCTTTTCGCGGTGGAACAGTTGAACGCAATGGACTTGAGCAAACTCGGAGAAACGCTCGGAGACGGTTTGAAAGCCGCTACAGACGCGTTCGAATGGTGGTTCGATAATTTTTCTTCTGCTGGAGGGGACACTCTTTGGACGACGATGAAGCTTCAGGGCGCGCTCTGGATTAATGAAATGGCGAACGGGCTTCGGTCAGTTTTCAGAATGAACGCGGTCGAACTTATCGACACGCAACCTTTGATTGACAAGCTGCAAGCCAATCAAGACATGATCGACTTTAAAAAAACGGGACGAGATAGAGCAAAGTCGGAATTGATGGATAAATATAAATTCAATCAACCGGAATTTGATCCGAATAAATATTCCGGCGGGCTTTTGCCGACCGAGGCAAAAGTCGATATCGGTTCTCAACTAAGCTCTCTGCAAAAAGTCGGCGGCGCCTCGGGTGGAATCGGTGGCGGAATTGTTCAGGACCAACTCGGCTATCAGACGCTGCGAATTCAAACTGAAATCCGGGACTACATGCGCGACATGTTGAACGTTTTCAGGCAAGATTCTCAGGACTTCAACCTCAACGCCGGGCCCGGAATGGTCCTCAACGCTTAATTTATGTCGACCGAAACACAAATCGAAGTTTCCCGTGATCCGACCGGACTTGTCACGCGGACGGTCACCTCGCAGTCGTTCGCGTGGGTCGATCCCGCGCCGAATTGCCGATCCTACAGGGTCACCCAAGCCGACGGCGTCGTCACGCGCGTGGAAGAGTTTTTCGACGACAATCCGCCCGTGTATTCTTTGGACGTCGCAACGTCTCAGGAACCGATCGAGTCGCACCCATATTTTTCCGGGCTTTCCCCGAACGACCGGGAAGCGTGGTCGAAGTGGAAACAGAATTCGTCAGACCCGGCCCTCAACGGATGGGACCCCGGCCAACATGGAGACGCGACGTTTCAATTTCTGTACTACCTGTGGCAGAGGGGAATCACGAATTATTTTGCGCCCCGGATCGTCATCAAATGCACTACGCTTGAAACGTCGGAACCGGACGCGTCGAACGTTGGGAAAATCTCGGCAACCGGGTACAGCGGAAACACCGGATCGGTAAACTTTCTGCTCACCGGGCTTTCCGCTCAACAGGAAGGGACCAAGTTTCGCGTGACGAGGGAATATCTCGGCTCGGCAAATGGCACGGTCTGGGAAGCAAGTTTGTACGGGAGTCAATAATGGACCTTCCTTTTTTCAAACGTGGACTTGAGCTTGTTTCGTCGCAGTTAAATAAACTGTCGAACGCGATTCGTGCGTCGACGATCACAAGCGTCATTGGCGGGACTTTGATGCGTACGCCGGGTGGAACGACCCTAGTGATCGACCAACAGCCCGGAGGGGGCGGCGGAGGCGTCGCGCCGAGCGATTATTGCTTCTTCAAAGTCACGGACGTCAGCACCGATACGCAGCTTAAAATTCAGGTTCAATCGGACCAAGTCGAGGGGCGTTGGCCGGACGGGATGGATGGCGTCGTCGATTACGTTTTGAACGTTCCTTCCGCTTACGCAAGCGGCGGGTGGTTCGCGGTGTACGCGCTTTTGAAAGTCGACGAAAACGGGATCATCCTTCCGGGTGACGACGCGATTTCAATTCAGTTGAAGCCGGACTTCCAAAAGGAAGGAAGCAGTTTGCAATGGTATTACATCGCCGGCGTGAACGTTTCGCTGGATGAAACGAACGCGGCGTACATATCTCGCATCGACAACTCTTGCCCGGTTGTTTACGCGTGGCCGCCGTCTCCGTGCCCATTTGAAGTGGAAGATGCAACGGTCGTAGAAGGAACGCCTAGGATCCTTGTTCGGACTGGAAAAATAGAAGGCGCGTATCCAGCTGGAATGACGGAAGGAACGCACTTCACGGTTGCGATCCCGGGGACAGTTGGCGATTGGTGCGCGGTTTATTCGAAGATTCTTCTGGCTCAAGGCGCCGTCGATTGGACGCAACAAAATCCAATCTCGATTCAAATCACGACGGACTATCAAACGTCAACAAGCAGCGTTCAATACGACCTGCTGGCGGAAGTGAATCTGGATTATGATGGTGGGAAAAAGTACATCTCTTACATCAACAAAAAATGCACGCAGCCATCGTTGGCGGATATAGCTGAACACTGCCCATTTCAGTTGACGGACGTCAGCACCTACAACCAAAGCGGCAACCCCACAAACTGCCGCATTAAAGTTGAGTGTGACACGGTGGACGGGCGTTACCCGAACGGAATGGGCTCGGGCGTGAATTACGTTTTGGCGCCGACATCGGCAGACGTCAGTTCCGCTGGCGTGGGGTATGTTTATCTAAAGATTCTTGTCGACGAGTATGGAGTTCCATTTTCCTATGCGACAGCAATCACGATTGAAGTCGGGCCGGCGTTTATTCCGTCCGGGTCGTGTATTCAGCGGCACTTGATCGGAAAGTTCGAAATGAATCGAACGACACAAGCAATCGTTCCAAGAAAAATCGTCAACATATGTCCAATCCCGACGCTTGGGATTTTGAGCAGTTGCCCGTTTGAAGTCGAAGACTCGTCCGAAGACGTTGCGACGGGGATGAAAGTTTTGGTCCGAACGGGATTCGTCGACGGCGACCGTTACCCTCAGGGGATGTCCTATCAAAGCCGATACCTGCTCACAATCCCCGGCGGTCAAGGCGATTGGCGCGGGGTCTACATGATTTTGGTTCTCGATTCAAATGGTGCGATCGCTACGGGCGCCACTTCGATCACCCTAGGAGTTTACAACACCGAAAAAGTAGACACGGCCACGCTTAAATATGTTTTGCTTGCCGACGTTTACACGGCTTACACGGCGGCAAGCGTCGAGTACATTTCGAGCATCGTGAACTATTGCGTCACACCCGAAGGAAACAAGACGCAAACGGTCACTAACTACAACTGTGTGCTCGAAGTCACCGATGAAAGCAGCGCCGGAAACCCTCTGCGGGTTAAAGTTTTGCAATCGATGGTCGGATTGCAAAATTCCAGCGGAATTGGACGTTGGCCAACGGGGATGGGGGTCGGTTTCCCGGCTTACTATTTGACGCTTCCGGACGACACTTGGGGCTACATTTATGCCGCTGTTAAATACAACACCACGACGCTTGTCGAAGATACTAGCGCGGATATTTATATTGCCGTTGGTGATGTTAATGATCCAATAACATTGGGAGCGGGGTGGGGCGCTTTTGCGTTTTGCACTTTTGAAACTGCGGGCGGAAACGTTACGGTCATCCAAAATCAATGCCAATACATTTGGGGGTCGCCGTGCTTCATAAATTAAAATGACGGCAATCGATTTCAGATTTGCGCTGAACGTTGCTTATTCGTTCAACCTAAGCAACGTCGGCGGGCAATTTTATTGGGAAATTCCATATAATGTTGTTCCGAATTCTGTCAGAAAAATCACTCTGAACTTATCGACGTCGAGCGTTTTGACAACGGTTCCAAACGGCGCGTTGTCGTTGACTTACAAGGACAAACTTTGCGATCCGAACGGCGTGCTATGGCAGGACCCTTACACCACAGGTAGCGAATTCCACTTGGGTTACACAGCGCCAAATAGTTTTAGAGCAATTTCAGACGAACATTTTGACCCGCTTTTAACGGAAAATTCTTCGCAAGGGTTATTCCCCCAAGGTTCCCGGCTTACTTTTAACGGAAATTCCAATATAATGGCCCGCCGGGATACGGGATGCCTCGGGCGTTGGCTGTTGGACGGTTTTCTAAGCATGCCCTACGGAACCGCAAATTGGACCTGCACGGTTGAAACTCCGAAAGTAGGCGGGGGAAGCACCACGGCGAATTACTCCGGAACAACCGGGCTGCGCTTTCAGTTTGCGCCTTACAGAATCGTTTCCGGGCAGCACGACTACAACCACCAGTTTTACTATTACGACCCGGCGCCCGGTTCCGATTATCCGTGGAACGGATATTACGCACAAACCTCAATATATTATCTAAATTCGCAATTTTTTGCGGCGGGCAGAATCAACAGGTGGACTTCAAATGGGAAAGAATCGATGGGGGCCGGGCAAAGAGGATTGGGATGGGGGATCAAACCTTGGAACACAAACGATCCTTTTTATGGCAAAATGCTTGGGCTTTGGAACCGCGCCAGCGGGGAGGAAGGCGGGCCGCCGGGGTATTATTTGCAATGCGCGGTTTCTACCGGTCCAATGAATATAGGCATCACAAGCGTTTACGGGCTTTATAGGAGCAAAAATAATAATCAATATAAAACGGGCAATACAATTTTCCCGCTTTTCGGCCGTATGTACATGAGCAGCTCGACAAGTGCGTTGTCTTACACAAAAGAGGACGCCGGCAGCTTGTCCTTGAACCTTAGCATCACATGATCCCGTATTGGATTGTTCAGAAGCGAACCCAGATTTGCGCGAGTTGCAAGCAGGGGCGCGATTGCGTCGAAAAACAAAAAGTCACCGAAGAGATAATGGCGTGCCCGAGGAAAGTGATTTCTTCCGCGGCGGTTGAAATTCAAATGAAAGCGTGGCCACCCCGGCGCGGCCCGATTTCCGGGTGCTGCGACTCTCCGCTGAACTATCCGCCCCCGGAGTGATGCTTCACGCGGGCCGCTAGAGTATGGTGTATGCAGACGCATCGACGGTAATTCAGCGCGACGTTTCTTGGTCGCGAGGGATGCGTATTATTCCGCGGGGGCGCGCGGTCGATTTGACCGAGTGGACGTTCACCGCCAAAATTATTTCGGCCGCCGGGCAAACCTTGCATCTGCTAACGGGAGAAATTACGGCCGAGGATTGCATCCTCTTTACCTTGGCGCACGAATTGACGAACGAACTTACGCCGCAAACCGGGCGATGGGAGGTTTGGGGACTCCGCTCCGACAACCTGAAAGTCTGCTTCGTAAAAGGGAGGGCGACCATCATATGAGTTGCGAAATCGTTTGCTCCAGCGAGTGCGAAATCCTCGCCGTTGAATTGCTCACCGGTCCTCCGGGGACGCACGGCGAACGTGGGGAAAAGGGCGATCAAGGCGAGCAGGGGCCAGCCGGCTCGGACGGCGTTTCCGGGACGCTAGGAAACGTCACCGGCGACATCTCTCAGACGCAAGGCGTCGGGACTATTATTTTCACGGTCGTCGCCCTTCAGGGGTTCGCCGTTAAGCAGCAGCAACCGACTTCCAAGCAGGCGCTGATTTATAACGGCGCCATGTGGGAACCCGTAACAATCACCGCAGGATCGTACTAGCCATGCCGACCACACTCTTCCCTATCGTCCCAAAATACAACCTTGACCCGGAATCAAGTTCGGCGCCAACAAACGCGGACTTGCAACTCGGGGAAGTCGGCGTCAACACGCTAACCGGCAAACTGTTTGTAAAAGGTAAAGACGGCGTTTACGAGGTCGCGTCTGACAGGGTTGCGAACACCCGGTTGACGGCAGCAGCAACTCCCGGGGGTGTTCCTTACTTGGACCTCGACGGGCATATTAACTTGGTGCAGATCGCCGGGCTAACCACAACGCAGATCGCTGACGTCACGACCGAAGCGATTGCGAACAAAATTCCGAAGCTCGACGCAAACGGGAAAATTTCTACAGCACAGTTACCTTCGAGCGTGCAAGGAGCGTTGTCTTACAAAGGCAAATGGGACTTCAATACGTCTCCTGTTCTTGCGGAAGACGGACACTACACCATTGGAACTGAAACGTTCATGGCGGCCAAGGGGGACTATTGGGTGGTGGGAACGTCATCAACGGGATTCCTCACCCCAGAAGATGTGTTTCCTCTAAACGAATTTGCCGGAAATACTCAGTACCTGACCGGGGACCACATGATTTGGAATGGTACATCGTGGGATTTGGTTCACGGTGCAAAAAGTGAAGTGATTTCCGTAAACCACCAAACGCCAATTGACGGAAACGTAACGCTCGGGCCGCTAAACATCGGCGCTTTTCCCTACACGTTCGTGGTTAGCGAAGCGACGCCAAACATGGCGCCGAAGCTGAACGCAAATGGACAAATTGGAGACGTTCAACTTCAAAAGGCAACGTCAGAACTCTTCGGAATTGTAAAAGTTGGCACTGGGTTGACGATCAATTCAGAGACTGGCAAGCTGAATGTCCTTCCCGGAACCGACACGATTCTCCCTGCAACTGCAACGCAGCTTGGCGGGATTAAAGTCGGAACTACACTTTCAGTCGACTCCACCGGCATTCTGAACGTCGCGACCGCAGGCACATACTAACATGTCATTTCCAATCATTCCTCGTTACCGTTCCGGTGCTTCGGGTTACCCGGCGTCCCTGATGCTTGGTGAGATAGCCGTAAACACGCACACCGGCAATGTTTACATGGGCAGCGACGAAGGAGTGATTCAGGTGGGAATCGTGGCGGCGGCAGGCACGATCACTACGGAAATCACAGGGGATGGAGAAACGAGTTTTTTTCCGATTAATGGGTACAACGGAAACTCGCCAGACGGATACATTGTTTCGGTCGGCGGGATTGATCAACCTCCCAGCAAATTCTCACTAACCACGGCGTCGGGCGGGACGATTCTTTTTGTAGAACCTCCACCACTCGGAGCGCTTGTCAGTGTTCGCGCTATCATATCGGGCGGCGGCGGCATAGGGGGCGGCATTACGACTGAACACGGCGGGGTCGCATGGAGTTCGACGAAATCCTACAGCGAAGGGGACATCGCTGTGATTTCTGGTTCGGAACATTCTTTCGTTTCGCAGAGCAACAGCAACGTCGGACATTACCCGGCGGACGACGTCACGGGAAACTTCTGGCAGTACCTGCACGCGGATGCGCTTTCGATTGCAAACAGAAAAGTTTCTGCCGTTGCCCCCACAGATGGGCAAGTTCTTGCATGGAGTTCGGTGCGTAACCAATGGGAGCCGACTACGCTCACGGCGGGCGGCGGAGGAAGTGCGCCAGTGGTCGCGCAACAGCCAATTTCGCAACTGATTTCCGGGAACTCTGGTTCATATTTTGTCAGCGCAGCGGGAACAACGCCACTGAGCTACAACTGGCAGATCTCAAGCAACGGATCCACGTTCACAAGCACTGGGGTGACGACAGACACTTACGTCACAACCGATGTTTCAAATGACACTAAATACGTTCGCTGTGTAATCACAAACGCTTACGGGTCAACCACTTCAAACTCCGCTTACATAAAATGGGAACCGAGGATAACTTATTTCAGCGGTGATTTTTCCGTTTCGCAAGAATCAACCACCATTTCGGGTGTGACGGTTGTCGGCGACGGGGATATTTATTATCAATGGCAGCATTCTTACGACGGATCAAATTTTTCTGATTTATCCGGGGCCGTTGCTGCCTCGTTCACCTATCCGGTTTTGACAAACGCGACGACGTATTATAGGTGCAAAATCACGACCGATTACGGCGTCGTTTATACCAACGCGGGAACCGCAACATTTGTCGGTAATTCGCTTACAATGTCTAGCACGACCGGGGCCAGTTTCCGCGCGTGCGATCCGGGCTTTGCAATTTTTGTTTCCGGAAGCGCGGGGGCTGGCGCGAACGGCGGCAACGGGCAACGAGGCCAAAACGGATATCTCGACCCAAATTCCGGATACGGAATTCAAGGAGATGACGGCGCGGACGGACAAGACGGGGCCGCTGGGAAAACAATTCTTCTTAATGGAAATCCGTTCATCGCCGGCGGCGCGGGAGGGGCAGGCGGTTATGGCGGCGGCGGCGGAGGCGCCCCATACGTTCCGGGGGCCGGAAACGACACCGTCTCTTACGGAAAGAACGGAAGAGGACCCAACGGCGGCGGTGGTGCCGGCGGCGCTGGTAACAATTACGGCGGGTATGGGGGCATCAACGGCGGCAGCCCGGGTGAAACCGTTTACGGAAGCAACGAAAATGGGGGCGCCGGCGGGGCGGGATATTCTGACGGGTCGGGGTACGGTTACGGGGGCAATGGTGGTGACGGAGGTTTCGGCTCGGGAGGTCCCGGCGCGGGCGGAGGCGGTGGTGGTGGCCCTCAAAGCGGCGGCGGCGGCGGCGGCGGATCGATCGGCGGCACGGCTGGGAGCGGCGGTTACGGAGGCGGCGGTTTTGCGGGGCAGCCCGGCGGTTCTTTGTCCATCACGGAATCGTTCACAAATATTTTTATGAACGGTCTGCCTGTTACGATTTCGTTCACCGGCGGAAACGGAGACGCGTCAATCACCATGTCTTGGTAAAATATGCCTACTCTCAACAAACCTCAAGGTACAATGCTCGACGCTGCGGGGACGGTCACCCCCAGCGCGCCCGGAACGGCGGCAGTCGGAACTTCAACCCGTTACGCTCGCGAGGATCACGTTCACCCGGCATCGGGTGGCACGGCGGATACTGGGGACATCACGTTCTCGGGCACATCGATCATCGGCGTCACGAGTAACACGGAACTCAATAACATCGAACTGCATCCGAACCCGGCTTACGACGGCTACGGACAGTATGTCGTAATCCGTCCGACGTCGCCGCTGGAAGGAAACCATATTCACATCGACAAGGGCGGCATCAACGCGTCGCTGTTTCTTGGAAGCGACGACCAGTATGTAAACCTTGCGTGGGATGGTTCGATTGAACTCGGCGTCCCGGAAACACAGACCACGCAGTCGTACACAATCGAGTCCACAGTAGGCGTCGGCAGTGCAAGCATGACGCTGGCTAGGGCATCGAACTTGTGGGCGCGCGACCTGACAAACGGATCCACGATCACGCGCGTTTCTCCATCTGGGCCGCCGATCACGATCAGCACGGCGTCGGTTTACGGCGACTACATCTACCTGACGTTTGCAGCGCCGATTACCGAGGCGCTGACCGCTGACGATTCGGTGTCGTTTACCTATCATCCTCGCAAAACGTGGAGATTCACGAACGACGGGGAAATGACGTTCCCGGATGGCACGCAGCAATTGACCGCTGCAACGGGTGGCGCGGCGCTAAGTGATGCAACGCCATCCGCTCTCGGAGTGGCCTCTGCCGGAGTTTCGACCCAAGCGTCGCGCGCTGATCACGTTCACGCCGCCCCTCGCGTCCTTGGGCGCCTTTGGGACGCTGCGGAATACTACAACGCGGGCGACATAGCCACGTCCGCCGGGATCGCTTACGTTTGCCTTCAAAACGGAACGGTCGGGCCCGCAGTTACCGATACAAATTTTTGGGTTGTCGTTAAATCGAACGCGACGCAGCTTCAGGGGCAATCGGTTTCGGATACGGTCCCGGCAACCGGACAAACGCTTGTGTGGGACGGAACGACGTGGACCCCGGCAACCGGATCAACCGGAGGTGGCGGCGGCGCGAACGGGCTGACATACTATTTGCGCCAAGACGTGGCCGCAGACGCGCCGACGACAAATCTCCCCGGCACACCGAAACAGCTTGGCCGCACGGGCTCGGCAACCGGCACGTCGATCACAACTGGCACGCTGACAAATGGCGCGTGGACGTTGATGGCTGGCTACGTTTCCGAGCAGACGCCAATTGACCCTGACGTTACTGAATTACCCGCCGGGCTGTGGGATTTCAACGTCTGGGCGTATGGTAACGCAAATAGCAACGCTGGAACCGTAATCCGTGCGAAGGTTTACATTTACAACGGCACAAACGCACCAACGCTTATTGGCACCTCTGGCGAGCAGGTGATCAACAACGTCTCTGCGCAGTTTTCGCTGTCAGTTCTGATTGCGCAGACTGCCGTGACGCTGTCCACACGGATTTACGTTGAGATCGAGGTTAAAGCCTCGGCAAATAATCACACAGCGACGCTTCAGTTTGGTGATGGCACTCCTTCGCACGTTCACACATCGCTTCCACTTGTGGGAGGCACTGGCATCTGGCATTCGGTCGCTGGTGTGCTGCAATCGCCGGCATCGCTGATTGTAAACGCGGACGTGGACGCTGCTGCGGAAATCTCTGCATCGAAGATTGCTGGGCTCGCTGCGTCTGCAACGACAGACACGACCGATGCGTCAAATATCACGACAGGCACGCTCGCAGCGTCGCGAGTGGCAACGCTGAACCAGAATACGACCGGCACGGCAGTAAATGTGACTGGCATAGTTGCTGTGGCAAATGGTGGGACTGGAGCAGCAACGGCTCAAGCTGCCATCTCGAACCTCGGCGTTGGCATGCGGATGGTTGAGTCACAGACAACGGCCAACATTGTGGGAACCATGAACACTGGCGTATCTCCAAACACGTTTACGGTCGGCTCAGTGGGCGTGTTTGCAACCGATGGATACACTCCAGTGCTGGGTGACATAATTGCGTTTGCGCTTCAGACCACAACAACGCAAAATGGATTCTGGGAATTAACAACTCTTGGCACTGCGAGTGTTGCTGCTGTTTTTACGCGCCCATCTTGGTATACGGGTACGGCTAGAAATGCGATGTACATGACCCGTTTTGGTTCAGCTCAAAACGGTTTTGTTCAGACATTTGTGTCCTCAACGGGAACAGGAAACACTGAAATTACTGTTGGAATAACCAACATTTCAATGGTGCGCGTTAATTCAAGAACGTCACCTGCGAGTCTTGGTACAAACTTGTTTACTGGATACCAAACCTTTCGGGCAAATGGTGCCAGCGCAAATCAAGCTCCGTTCTTTTTTCAGGGAGGTGTGTTGATGACCACCCCACAGGCGCATGCGGTTGAATGGGATGGCACAAACGAGTACGTCACAACTGGAGCCACATTTGCTGGCTCAATTGCCACGACTGTGTTGACCGTTACAGGCAGCCCAACCGGTGTGATTCAGGTTGGCATGCTCATCGCGGGCACAGGAGTCACCGCAGGTACGACCATCACGGCACTGGGCACGGGCACGGGCGGTGCGGGAACCTACACCGTTTCTGCGGCGCAGACCGTTGCATCCACGACCATCACGGGGCAAACTCGTTGCATTAAAGCCACATTCATCAACGGCGCAGCCGGGGGAACTGGCGCAGTGCCAGCCACTGCGACATCGGTAGGTCGCCCGGGGCAAATGGCGTTCGATGCAAATTTTATGTACATCTGCACTGCAAATAACACTTGGAAGAAAACCGCTTTGATCACTGTCTAATGAGTTTCCTATCAAAACTGCTTCCCACAATCGGAAACTTGCTGGGCGGGCCGCTGGGCGGAATGGCCGTGTCAGCGGCGGCAGACGCGCTAGGGATGTCTGAGCCAACTCGCGAAAAGATTGAAGCCGCACTGACCGGCGGGCAGCTAACGCCCGAGCAACTCTCAGCGCTGCAATCTGCTGACATGACGCTGAAAGCAAAACTGGCCGAGCTTGGAATCGAAGCGCAGAAGGTCGCCATGATGGATCGGGATTCTGCGCGAAAAATGCAAATCGCGACAGGGTCAATGGTCCCGCACGTCATCGCCATTTTGTTTGTCGGATTCTACCTTGTGATTGTTGCGCTCTTATTGGACGGCTCAATGAAATTGTGGGAGAACAGCACACTGACGATGATCCTTGGCACTCTCACCTCTGGGGTCGCCATGATTCTAGGCTACTATTTTGGAAGCTCCGCGGTGCAACCCTCGACCGATAAAAAATGAATCCAGAAGACGACGGGCTCGGGTTGAATTTATCGTTCATGCTGGCCGGCTTGCTGGGCTCGCTGATGATGATGTCCCGGAATGCCAGTCAGTCAGTCGGACGCACGCTATTTGCGACAATCGGCGGCGCGGCGAGCGCGAACTACCTGACGCCACTGATTTTAGACATCACAAAATTAGGACATGGTTCCAGTTACTCGCACGCAATCGCGTTCCTGCTCGGCTTTGCCGGGCTGAAGGCAATCGACGGAATCACCGCACGTTTTATCTCAACCAATGAACCCGCTAACAGTCGCAAACGCAGTCGCTAACGTCATCGTGGCCGGCGCTGTGATGGACATGGCGATTCGCGTTTTTGGAGACAAAACGCATCGCATCCATCAGCACATTGAGCTGTTCTGGATTCGCAAAACCATCTCATCAATCGTGATTTGTGGGGCTGTGCTAAATGTCATCACGCTCTCGACGCCAAGCTGGACCGAATGCCTTTTGAATTTTGGTTTTGCGGCTAACTATGCCTTCAGCAGTTTTTACGACAGGAGAACTGCAATTCAGAAGCCTGCACCATTGAAACCGGCGCCAAAAAAACGCAGACTGCCACGCAAATGAACAACCAAGACCACGTTGCTGACATCGTGCAGGTAGGCGCCGCTAACATGGCAGCAATTGTCATTTCATTGACGGACTTTGAAACGGTGGTCCGCATCTCATCGCTGATTTTGGCTTGCGCCTACACGGTCGTGAAACTCTGGCAAGCACTCAAAGACGAACCGCATGACCACTAACTTCGACCGCGCACTAAAATTTGTCCTTGAGCATGAGTGCGTTTTTAAAAAAGGACACTGGGGCGACTTTGATTACGTCGTTTCCGAAAACGAAGAAAACGATCCCGGCGGCGTGACGAAATGGGGATTGGATGCTCGGACACACGGCCCGGACGTAGCTGATTTAAAACTGGCGGAAGCGACCGAAATTTACCGACGCGAATACTGGCACAAACATCACTGCGAAGAACTAGAGTGGCCGCTGTGCGCAGTCCACTTTGACAACTGTGTTAACATGGGCCCGGGGCAGGCGGTTAAGCTCCTACAACGTGCTGTAGGTACCAGTGACGATGGAGCTTGGGGACCGCAGACGCGCGCCGCTGTGACCGCGGCATGCAAGGTTCGTTCTGTAAGCGTGGTCGCGCTTCAGGTAGTTGAAAAGAAGCGCGACTTTTACGAGTCGCTTTGTGAAATCCGCCCCGCGATGGAGCGGTTCAAGCAGGGCTGGCTTAACCGGGCGAACGATTTGCAGGCGATTTGTTAGCCTGCTTCCACGCCTTTATCCGGGCAATCTCGGCCGCTTTGCGCTCCGGGCTATAGTTTGCCCTGTACGCCTTGCTTCGGGCCTTGCAGGCCGCTTTCTGCTCTTCCGTCAAAGGGTTCTCGGCGTCCCACTTTCTGCGATACGCAATGACGTGCGGGCGTTTGTGACGAGGTATGGCTGGATCGTATTTATAGCGAGGAGCACGCGGTTTTTTTGGTTTTGCAATGTCGCGCGGGACTTTGATTGCCGAAGGTTTCGGCGCCGGCTTTGGTTTCGGTTCCGGCTTCGGTTTGGTGAACTTCGGGCGTTTATCCGAAAAACCGTGGGACCCGAATTTTGGACGCTGCATTCCCTGTTTCTGTTCCCACCGCTTCAACGCTTCCCGCATCATTCCCATCCCACGGGTGCTGATGCCGGCGCACGCTGAATCCATCGGAGCACATCCTTGGAGATGCAGACTGCGTGAGATGTCGCGTCTCATTTGAGTCCCGCCTCCTTTGCAAGTGCCACGAGCAGATCCATTTTAGACACAGTGCCGCGCGGCTCATATGTTTCCCGCTGCGCTGCCGGCAATGGCAACCCGGCAGCTAAAAGTTTGCGACGACCCGCAAGCCACGCAACGCGAGCGGATTCCGCAGAGATTTCAAGCTGTTCGCCGATGTCAGGAAACTGCAAGCCAAGTGACCTAAGCCAAACGGCTTGAGCCTGTAAGGCTGTGGGGTAGAGTTTTTTTGATACCATAGGGGCGAGCAGTTTAGAGCTTTACAACCTAACGCGGAAAGCTAAAAGTGCGGCATGAACCTAACTGACCACTGCCGACGCATCGGCGCTATCCGCACAGACAAAAAAGCCGCAGCGTCCCGCGAAAATGGGAAAAAAGGCGGACGCCCAAAAGGCTCAAAATCAACGACTTGTAAGAAAAGTGAAGAAAAATGAAAAAAAAATGTTTACACTGAAACCGAACCTGCTAGGTTTTCTTTCGTCAGCAACAACTAACTAACACACACAGCATGAAAAACACATACACAGTCACAGTTTCCAAGCCGCTGCCAAGCTTGGCACAAATTGCTAAAGACCTGCTGCCTTTCCAGCTTAGGACGGGTTTTCCAATCCGCAAAGCGCTCGAAATTTACAAGCGCCCCATGACCTGGGAATTCACCAATCGCCGCGAAGCTCAAAAGTGGGAACGCATGATGAACAATGATGGTACTGGTCGCATCGCAACATTTAGCGTTTCAGCTCGTTAACATGGACAAACAGCTACTCTCAAAATCCGCCCGCATTTTTAGCCGCGAAGGCTATGAAACTCAGACCAACGTTGAGGTCGCAATCTGGGAAGACCAGACACCAGAAGGCAGCGGCGACCACTACATCCGCGTCGGCTCAACCCTACTCTGGCGCGCAGACGTCATTCACGCCGGCGACCGCATCGAATGCCTTGCATCTGGAATGCTCATCCTACTGTGATTATGCGCGCCATTTCCCTTCTCACCGGCTTCTCGCTGCTCTCCGCGCTCGACGGCGTGATCCTAGCTACGGGCCGCCTGACCACAGCCGAAGCACTTATTGTCGCCGGTCTGGCGATCGTGAGCACAGTCTACATCGTCCGCTCCGCTCAACTCTCTCGCTAATGAACGTCCGACCATCATCATTGCCAAAGCTTGCGCTCTGCGGGCAATTTGAAGGCGCCCCGGGAAACTCTCCAGCGGCTGCGCGAGGCACTATGCTTGACCGTGTATTTCGACACGTATGGGAAGGCGGAGCATGGCCGACCGACCTACTCCCTGAAGACCGAGAGGCTGTCGAGTGGGCGGTCGCTGAACTAACAAATCTGCCGGAATTTGATAAGGCGACCACGGACGAGGAGTTTTGCAAAATAGCAATCCCGGCGTTTGAGCGGCACGGGACAGCCGACGCTGTCAATGTGCTGGGCAATTGGATTGCTGATTTGAAGTCCGGGCAGCTGTACAATTACCGAGAGCAAATGGCTGCCTACTGCCTAGGGCTGATGCACACTCACCTTGTGCCAGAGTGGACCGCTCACCTGCTATTCTGCGATCAGCGGCGCGTGGTGACGCATCATTTCACATACACCGAAGCGCGCGATTTGGTAAACGCGGTGCTGGAAAACGTCGGCACGGCGCCGCGGCTGAACGATTACTGCGGGTGGTGCAAGCACGCCAGCACCTGCCCGCCGCGCGTTGCTGCGGCTGAATCGGCGCTGGCGACAACGGACAGGTCGATGCTTGCCATTCTTGAGGATCCAGCGAAACTCGGCGATTTCCTCGACCGCTGCCGCGTGTTTGATGATTTCCGCGAGCAGGCTGAAAAGCACGCACGCAGGCTGATGGAACAAGGGGAAAACGTGCCGGGCTGGAAGCTCGGGAAGGCCCGCCGCACTGAAACCGTCGAAGCGCAGGAATTGGTGAACTGGCTCGACCGGCTGAAGCCGGCGGACGTGGTACTGGCACAAGGAGCGCTGTCCGCGAAAAAAGCGCGCTCGCTGTTTGAAAGTGCCGGCGTGGAATTGCCGGCTGCAATCATCACCACGAAAGAATCCGCACGACCACTCACCAAACTATGAGCGACGAACAGCAGGAAATTTACCGTACAGTTCACCGCGAACTGATTCGCGAACTGCAAGAAATTCAAAAACTGGCATTTACGCTTTCGCTTACAAGCCAACCGAAACCCGGCTATGAAACAGCATGGGCAGAGGCGATCGAAAAACTTGAGGGGCGCGACTTATAAACGCGCACAAACCAACAACTAAAATGCAACTGATACCTATCACAGAAATGGCCGTCATGGCCGAAGCAATCGCGAAGTCCGGACTGTTTGGAATTCGCACCGCGGACCAAGCCCTCGCGCTTGGCCTGCTTTGTCAGGCCGAGGGGCGCCACCCGGCGGAAGCCGCGCGGGATTATCACGTCATTCAAGGCCGTCCGACCCTAAAAGCGGACGCTATGCTCGCGCGGTTCCAAAATTCTGGAGGACGCGTCGAATGGAGTCGATATGATGACGAAGCAGTCACCGGCGTGTTCTCGCACGCACAGGGCGGCACGCTGACGCTGACGTGGGACGTGGAGCGCGCAAAACGCGCAGGGCTGATGTCCCGTGACACATGGAAAGCGTACACGCGGCAGATGCTACGCGCTCGCGTGATCAGCGAAGCGATCCGCACGGTGCTCCCCGGGGTGTTGAGCGGATGCTACACAGATGACGAAATCCGAGGTATTCCGGCGGAACCTGTGCCAGTGTACGCGAAAACGAACCCACTGCAACTTGCCGCTGGATATGACCATGCCGCTGCTGTGGCGAGCATCGAAACTGCTACCACACTCGACGAACTCCGCATTGCGTGGACCACAGCGCTGGCCGACTGCCAACGCTCTGGAACACCCGAAGAACTCGCCGAATTGACCGCAGCCAAAGACACCAAAAAATCCAACCTGTAAACCACTATGCCCTACAAATTTATCGTACCATCGACGCGCAAACCATCACCGGGCGACGGCGTTTATCAGGCGACCGTCTCCGCGGTGAGCACTAAAAATCAGGAGGGGCGACCGCTAATTTCGCGCAATGGCGACGTGCAGCTTCGCCTGACGCTGGACCTTGGACAGTTTGAATGCTCAGTCCTGCTCACGCTCCCATCGCTCGGAGACGACGGCAGTCCGGTGCATCCATCGGGAGAAACGCTGCTGCGGATCCTGACCGACGTGGTGCGTGCGCTTGGGAACGACATTGAAACCGGCGCACCGTTTGAAATATCAAGCGCGACGTTTTTGACGAAATCTGCGGAAGTGGAAATTGAGAACGTGACTGGTAGCAACGGGAAGACATATGCCCAGGTGAAGCGGTGGCGTCCCGTGCGGGCTGGGGCTGCGGCTGCGGATCCGAACGTGGTTCCGTTTTAATGTATGGCGTTCGGCATACGGCGTCCGGCATGTGGGTCGTTTTTGAGCGACCTCCTCGGGCGCTGTATGTCCGCCCAGAAGCGTACGCAACTACGTTTAAAACGTCACAGGCAGCGAACGCAGCACTCGCCGCTTCTTTTCTCAACAACTCACAGCACGCATGTCACCAACTCTCCGCGACTACCAGCAAACCGCAGTCGATGCGATTCGGGCTTCAATCCGCGCCGGGGCCAGACGACCTCTTTTAGTCGCACCGACTGGCGCAGGAAAAACCGTTATTTTTTCCCATATCACCGCGGGCGCAATCGAGCGCGGAAACCGTGTTACTATTTTAGTGCATCGGCAGGAACTGGTGGACCAGACATCCAGGGCGCTGCAAGCGTACGGCGTACCGCACGGGCTGATCGCTGGGGGCCGCACGGACAACCGGGCTCAGTTATGTCAGGTTGCCAGCGTGCAGACGCTCGCGCGCAGGCTAGGCAGATTTGAAGCACCGAATCTGCTCATCATCGATGAAGCGCACCACGCGGCGGCCGGTACATGGCGGCGCGTTGTCGACGCTTACCCTGACGCGCGCGTTCTGGGAGTGACAGCGACCCCGGAACGACTCGACGGCAAAGGATTGGCTGACGTGTTTGACGACCTTATCCACGGGCCGCAGGTTGGCGAACTGATTGACCGTGGTTTTCTGGCGCGTCCGAAATACTGGTCGAAACCGCTTATTGACACAAAAGCGATGCGGGTTTCGATGGGCGATTTTGCGATAGGAGATTTGGAAGCGGCGCTCACTTCCGCGGTCATGGGTGACGCAGTCACAGAATATCGGCAGAAATCAGACGGACTGCCGGCGATTGCATTCTGTCCGACCATCGCAAAAGCCCGCGCGGTCAGTGATGCGTTCCGGGCTGCGGGATATGCCTGGGATGTGATCGACGGCACGCTTACGCCGGCGGATCGGCGGGAGTTGGTGGCGAAACTCGGCGACGGCAGGCTGAACGGACTATCCGCGTGCGAGATCGTGAGCGAAGGGTTCGATCTGCCGGTAGTCACGACGGCGATTTTGCTGCGTCCAACAAAATCGCTGGCACTCCATTTGCAACAAGTGGGCCGCGTGCTGCGGCTGCATCCAAGCAAAACGCATGCGATCATCCTCGACCACGCCGGGAACCTGCATCGACACGGGCTGGCAGAGGACGATCGGGAGTGGAGTCTGGAAGGCAGGCCGAAAGCCAAGAAAGGCGCGCCGGCACCGACAAAAACATGCCCGGAATGCTTCTGCTGCTTGTCGCCAGCGGTGCGCATATGCCCGGAATGCGACCATGAGTTTGAGGTGAAGGATGCAAAACTCCGCGAGGTTGCCGGCAACTTGGTAGAGTTTTCTCGGGAGGAAGTGAAATTAGCGCTAAAGAAAGCGCGCACGCTTGCCGACTTTCAGGAGATCGGGAAGCAGATGGGTTACAAGCCCGGGTGGGCGCACTATCGATTTACGGCCAGAAATACACGTCCGACTTACAGTTACAAAATATGAACGAACACATTGCAGCAGAGATTATTCTGCTTGAGGCAGAGCGAGAGATTGATCGCTTGAAAGCGCAGTTGAAAAACTGCACATGCAAAATGACCTATCTAGTGGAATGCGATTTTCGTCCGTTTCAACGCTGGGCCGTAGAAGCTGAATCCGAGTCCGAAGCACGGCTGATGGTATCGAAGACGCTCGGCGTGCCATATGAGCAAACAAATGCAACGATTGAGCGATTGGAGGACGTGAAATGATCTGTGCAATACCGCCCGGCGACTACGACCCCAACTGCGAGCCAGAACCCGCTTGTAGCCAGCCAGAGTGTAACGACTTGCTTGAGCAGGATTTGTTGGGGGACTGGTTCTGCCCGAGTTGCCTGAAGCGTGAACAGGAGAAAGAAACAAACTGACATGAAGCCAGACACAGAACAAATCATTCACAACTTAAAGGCATGGATGCCATTAAGTTCACCGCTCGACAAATTTATAAATCAAGCCGCTGACAGGCTGGAGGAGTTGCAGCGGGATTTAGATCAAGCCATCTCTGAACGCACGCCGCACGACTACGGCATCCTTAAAATGGAACGCGACGAAGCCCGCGCCAGACTTACAACATTTGAGCCAACAATCCGCAATCTTACCAAGGAGCGCAACGAAGCCCGCGCCGAGGTGGAGCGGTTGAAGACTGAACTACACGATACGATTGATTCCTACAAATTAAACAACCTGCAACCAAAGACAACCCGCCCAGAACCCTCCCGCCTTGAGATTGCGGCGATGGCAATGCAGGGGATGTTGGCGAGTGGGAACGCCATCATGGACATTCCCAACACGGCGTGCGAATACGCAGACACACTCATCGCAGCAAGGGAGGGGAAATGACCGACCACAACGAAATCCAGCTTTACGCAGCGCGCGCGGAAGCCGATCGACTGAAATCCGAAATTGAACGCGCGATGAATGCGCTGACCCACGCACTCCGGGAGAACAGCCGCAATCGTGAACGCATGGTGACGGAACTTACGCGCACACGGGCTGAGCGTGATACCGCTGTGGATGCCGGGATCCAGCTTTGCGTGCACGGCCAACCGCACGATCATCACGCAGAGGAGTGGCGAGCAGCGGCGCGCGTGATTAGCGGGATGCACGGCAAATGACCGAGTCGCAAATCCAATCGGCAATTCGTCTTCGACTCGGCGGGCGTCCGGACGTGCGGCTATTTCGCAACCACGTTGGCATGGTCCGCGATGAATCCGGGCGCACGCATACGTTTGGACTTCAGAAAGGCAGCGCGGACCTCATCGGCTGGGTCACTATTAACGGCGCAGCAATTTTCTTGTCGGTTGAAGTAAAATCAGCGACCGGCAGAACACGGCCAGAACAAACAGCCTGGGCCGCGGCAGTAAACAAAATGGGAGGGATTGCGTTCATTGCGCGCTCTCCTCAAGACGCAGAACAACAACTAGATGACAACATACAGCGATTATATTCAGAGCAAAAAGAAAACAGTCAAAGACGCAGGATTTGAGCCATTTCCGTTTATTGCGCCGCTGTTTGATTGGCAGAAGCACATTGTATCCTGGGCGGTTAGAAAAGGGCGTGCAGCGCTTTTTGAAGATTGCGGCCTTGGTAAAACAGCGCAGCAACTTGAGTGGGCATCTCAAGTGGTGAGACACACCGGAGGGAGTGTGCTAATTCTTACGCCGCTTGCAGTCGCAGCGCAGACTGCACGGGAAGCACAGAAGTTTGGGATCGAAGCTACTCAGATTTCTTCTGGCGACGAAATCAAAACCGCTGGAGTCTGGATTACGAATTACGAGAAGCTAGAGCATTTTGATTGCTCCGTGTTTGCCGGCGTCGTTCTTGACGAATCATCCATCCTGAAATCGTTCACGGGCAAAACTCGGAAAACGCTGACAGAATCATTTGCCCAGACGCCTTATCGCCTGGCGTGCACAGCGACGCCATCACCGAACGACTACACAGAACTCGGGCAGCACGCTGACTTTCTGGGCATCTGCTCGCAGGCTCAAATGTTGGCGACGTTTTTTGTAAACGACACGTTCAATACCGGAGACTGGCGACTGAAAAAGCACGCTGAATCCGAATTTTGGAAGTGGCTTGCATCATGGGCGGCGTGCGTTTCGAAACCGTCTGACATCGGATTTCAAAACGATGGATATGATTTGCCGCCGCTGAACATGCAGACAATCTTTGTCGATGCAGACATTAGCACGGATGCCGGAGAAGATCTGTTCCGAATTGCTACGTTGTCCGCAACAACCATGCATCGTGAAATGCGGATGACTTCCGCAGATCGTTCGGATGCTGTGGCAAGTCTTGTGAACGCATCAACCGAACCTTGGATTGTCTGGTGCAACACAAACGACGAAGCTGACAATTTGAAACAGCGGATCCCGGATGCAATCGAAGTACGCGGATCAGATGCGCCATCGCGAAAGGAAACGCTACTTTCTGATTTCACGCAGGGACGTGCGCGCGTGATTATCACAAAGCCATCCATAGCAGGGTTTGGATTGAACTGGCAGCATTGCCGCAACGTCGCATTTGTAGGACTCAGCTACTCTTTTGAGGACTTCTATCAAGCGCTGCGACGCAGCTATCGGTTCGGGCAAACGAGAGAAGTCAACGCGTACATCGTCCAAGCAAAAACAGAGGGAGCAATTCTCCAATCCATCAATCGCAAAATCGAACAGCACAAAACAATGCAGCAAAAAATGAAACTCGCAGCAGCTGAAATGACTTTTCAGAAGTCCGAAACAATAGAAGCAAAGATCGGAGTGGACACTTACTCAAGCAAGAATTGGACAGTGCACCACGGCGACTGTGTCCGCGTGGCGAAAATGATTCCAGATGGATCCATTGACTTTTCGGTTTTCAGCCCGCCGTTTGCGGATCTGTTTACCTACTCAAACGATCCGCAGGACATGGGAAACTGTGATTCTATGGGTGATTTTATGGTGCATTTTGATTTCTTGATTCAGGAAATTAAACGGATCATGCAGCCGGGGCGCGAGGTCGCGGTGCA